CCCAAAAGCAGCCGTTTAAAACCTGGTTCGTTATCAGTGTGATTTTGAATGTTGCAGTGCTGGTGGCGTTGTATTGGTTTTATCCGTACTGAATGGGCTGCCCTGTCTCAGTTCAAAATTGAGTTCAGAGTGCTGACAACGTTCCAAAACGCCCGGCGGCGCTATGCTTGCCAGGCCTACGGTTCAGCGCAGGTTTTTTGATCTTGTAGGCCTGATAAGCGTCAGCGCCATCGGGCAAAAAAGAGCTTACGGTTTTCTTTAATTGTCATTCGCAAGCTGAAGACAAAGCTGTTCTAAGATGAAGCGTACAAGCCGAAATTATGATTTGGGTATTGTTTCCGCATAGGCTTTAGCGGCGGTAATCGCGTTATCATCAAAGATGTTTTGCTCATAGCCATCTGAAACACTGACGACGCGATAGATTTTCCATTTACCGTCTTCGAGGCGTAGATAATCACGCAGTTGGCTTGTTTTACCCTCTTCGATCCCCAGCCACACGTTCAGTACCTTACCGCCTGCGTAATCTTCCGCACCTCCGACTTCCAGAGCCGGTATCCATTCTGCGGCATAGTCCTGGCTATACGTAAAATAGTCCGCGCTAATAATCTCTTGCTCTGAGATAGTCTGAATATTTTTAAGCCTCGCCAGAGTATCTCTGGCTATGTATTGCCGCATTTGAGGTGATCCCGGATCGTCAGCGCCGCTATCTGAAACATAAGCATTGAGATAGAAAGAATAAAACGCTTTGACCGTGGCTTCCGGTGTCTGGATGTGGGACGCACAACCGCTCAGAGCGAGCGTTAACAGCAACATGATGCGTATCAAATATTCTTTTCTCATTCTAGACTGCGATATGCCAATTGGTGAAATATTCATGGGGAATCCATATTTTATGATTGACGATTGCCATACAGGCTTATTCAAGAAGTCATGAGATAATCTACTTTAAGGGGAGCATTCTTTACGAGTTCCCCGTTTTTTGAAAAGCATAAAAACACAGCCGATTAAAATGCAGTTCAAAATAATAGCGGTAAGCAAGACTATTAGTGTGTACCAATCAAGCCAGTCTTGCTCCAGCACAAAACCGAACTTTTCAACGTAGTAACCGTATAACTCTAAATCAGGAAGCAAAAAACAGAGTATTCCATAAATAATGGTCAATGACGCCAATTCTGTTAACCAAAGGGCTATTAGCTTTGTTGCTGTCATTAATACACCTTTGTGGGCGCAGAAGTGGGGCATTGCCCCACTGAATGTCTAATACGGTGCAGCGTCGAGATGCACACTGACTTGATAACTACCACTGTGATATGAATATATATCCCCACGAACACGAAGATACAGCTGACCATTGTTAACCGTGGCTGTGGCCTTGCTGTCAGAAGTGATCATGAACGGTGTTTCATCATCAATATGAGCCATAAATTCAACCTGACTTTTCTTCGCATCATACAAATAATAGTGATACGAGAATGAAGTCATTGCGCCAGCGCTGGCTTGAGTGACATATAAGGTGACCAAATTGTTCACTTCAACCTTCTTGTACAACTCATGTTCCACTGGAAATTTTAGAAAGTGAATGACCCATGCGATTAACAAAAACGCAAAAAGTGCAGGCACTAAAACATAGCGTTTCTTAAAAACCCGTTCTTTTTGCATAATCGATACCACACTTTATCCAGAACTGATCGTTTGGGTCGTCGCCATAGGGAGCTGATCCATACCAGTTTCCATCTTCTTCCTTTCCATTCCCCGAGCGTGACTGAGCCCATCCCGCAGCCCGTGACAATACAGGCTCAGTTATCCCAGCTGCGGTACCCACTGCACCGTAGTGGAAATTTCCAAAGTGTTCATACTGCCCGCCAACGCGTGTTTTATAATCCCACGGGCCATGCAGTCTGACTTGTTGATAAAACCACTGATACGTAAGAGCTGATGGGCCGTGATGAAATCTCGCGAGCATCATATTGTTAATGATGCAGACCCCTGGTGGTGCAAAGGAGGAAACATCGAATGGCGGGTGAGGGGATGCAGCTAATGTAGGGTATCTCACGCCTGCTCTCTCTCCTTCCAGCTATCGGAGAACATCAAATTACCGTCGCAATGTTTCCATGTGATTTTTTCATAGCGCAATTCAACACATTCAAAATGGTTGTGTTTTTCTTTCGCTGGATCTTTGGTGTCATGCATAACAGGTGATACGCCAACAATTTTCACGTTTTCAAGAAAAATATTGAAATACTCAACTTCTTGTCCCGCATCATTGATGTGGTACCACTTAAATTCTGCTGAATTTAGCGTTTGTCCTGTAGCAACCGCTTTATAGAGATACGGTGATGATGTATCGAATTCTTTCTGGAATAAAACTGCTGAGTGCCTACGGGTACCTGTGATCTTCCCGGTCATTCCATCAGTCGGAAGGCTCAAGTTATGGGAGAAACCATTAACCTCAATACTTCTTTCGCGATCGTACACATCGACCGAACCTTTAATGTCTGCACCACCGTCATCTTTGAGCCATAAATAAGCTGGAATAGCCATTTTACAAAGTCCTTTTTTGCAAGTCATTTCCCGGACTATTAACACCCCAAAATCGAATTAAAGCTAACCAAATAATGCTATAGATTTAGTGAATTATTAAGTAAAACAATTGGTTAAAATCGATTGATTAGGAGGGTTTGCCAGGTCTATAAGTGCCACTTCATAGAAATAAATATCCGCCAGAAATTCGCAAAATATCGGCATGCAGGTTTCAGCGCGGGGAACATTTACGATACCCGCGCTGGATAATATGGGTATGACACTAACGCTTACTCAGCCGACATTTCCGCCGTGATTTTCTTATAAGGTGAGCGCATAGGTCTGGCGATAGGTTTACGCGTTTGTACATCAAAATAGCGGCTCGGCCAGATAGTTGCAGCGTGTACGCCAATCGCATCACTGATAAGCATTTCCCCTTTTGCCCATGGGCGCGTCAGCGCGTTGGCAAGCGTGGACGAACTCAAGCCCGCAGCGCGTGATACCGCAGCCAGTGACGTGCCTTTTTTACGTAACGCCGCAATGATATCAGCAGGATGCCAGTCTTGATGAAAGGGCAGGAAAGTGGGGCTGTGTGAAGGGTTCATCTAGTTTCTCCAAGGTAATTGGTTTTGACCACCAATGGAGCTGCGAAACTCTTTATTGGTGGTAGCTCAGACAAGGTTCGCAGTACCGGTTACCTTGGAGATGACCCGGCCAGCCCGAAGGCTGCCCTGCCTGAGCCACCATTGAATGTGCAAACGAATACAGGCGTTTGACAGATGAACGGAGGCGCAACACATAATCATGGGATATATGTGTTCTCAAGGTAAGTTTCGGGCTGCGAAACCCGGCTGTGGATTTTGCCACAGCGGGGCTGACTATATCGCAAATCGAAGACGTTAACCAACCCGCTAACGGACAGAATGCGAGTTGTTTTCCAAAGAATTTTTTCGTGTTGCAGGGGTTACAACGGCTATGCGAGGACGGTTCCAGTGGGCGTGTGGAGCACCCACAAAAAAGCCCGCATAACTTTCGCTATGCGGGCTTTCGACTTCATCAAGTGGCTCTGGTAACCATTGATGGAGAATTTTGGTGGAGCTGGGGGGATTTGAACCCCCGTCCGAAATTCCTACATAGCATTTTAATCAAAGTAAAAACAGTAAGTTACGTTTTAAAACAGTGTGTTAGTTGTTGCTTGTGTTTGTCGGTTTTATACATTTTTAATGTTTCGCCGCCACTTTGCCGCCATGGTTTAAGCTGATGTATCAGGATTTTTTGTTCGAGGATCTAGCACTAAAGTTGGTGCTTTCACTCCTGATTTATATTTTATTACTCTGAATATTTCTGATGGAATATCGCGAAGTAGCATCAAGCGCTTTGTAAGATTGCCAGTGTCTTCTTTTAGCTGTTCATTGAAGTCAAAATAAACTGTGATTTCATATATGTTTATAATATATTGGTAAATCAATTCTATCCTGGCGGCCAGTTCTATTGATGAGCCGAAATTAGTACGAAGAAGAAATTCATTACTTTGGTTCTGGTGATAGAAGTGATAGTTTTGGCTTGGGGTATCTATACACATCATTTTATGCAATTGGGCTATGTTATCTTCTATTTTATTTAAAGACTGGGCTTCTTGTAGTAGACTGCTATCTTTTATGCATTTAGGTGGCGTAATGTTTTCGAGTTCACCCACTATGCTTATGAGTGTGTCGGAAAGTTTACTCATATACAAATTATTTGTATTGAGTATACCGCTATCAGGTGAGTTTTTATTATAAATGAACTTATAAAGGTGTATGGGGTACGATATTTTAAATTCTTGATTGAATTTATTACTGTAAGAAACATCTAAACTTATTTTTTTAGGTGGAAGTGTGGTGAAATAATCAACAACATGTTTAAAGTGGCTGTAATAACTATCCGAGAGACTCTTACGTTTCGCCTCCTCTATCTGCTTTTCTGTCTGGATAGTTCTATGAATGTTGTTTACTATAGCTCCCAAAGGTGCTGAGCTAGCAAGTAACAATAAAGGGAATTTACTGATCTCATAAAAACGTTCATAGCCATGTGCACTTAGTACTGGGTTTTTCCCCCACCAAGCAAATACTCCAAAGTAAAAAAACGAGAATAATGGAAACAATATTGATAGCCAGAATAATTTCTGTGCAAAAAGATTTTTCTCTGTCAGGATGAACCATTTTTTCATGTAGAACAAGTAAAGTACAATTGAAAATATCGAAAAGTAAATTAGTAATCCGATTACTGAAGTCGTCATAGCTGTTTCCAAACTAAAGAATATAATGGGTTTTTGGTCACTGCATCCTCCAGGTGGTCGGGGGCAAAGTGAGCATAGATCATTGTCATCTTAATATCGGCATGCCCCAAAATATCTCGCAGTACCAGAATGTTTCCGCCGTTCATCATAAAATGACTGGCGAATGTATGGCGCAGCACGTGGGTGCATTGGCCCTCCGGTAGATCAATACCAGCTCGCTTTACCGCACGCTCAAAGGCTTTTCTGCACGGCGTGAATAACTTCCCTCTGTTTTTGGGGAGTTCGTCAAACAACGTCTGCGATATAGGCACGGTTCGGTTTTTCTTGCCTTTGGTCTTTGTGTAGGTGAGCCGGTATTTCGATATCTGATGGCCCTGCAGGTTTTCAGCTTCACTCCAGCGAGCCCCGGTTGCCAGGCAGATTTTTGCAATCATCAGCAGGCTGGAACTTTGAGAGTCAGCGCACGCATCAAGCAGACGTTTGATTTCTTCCGGGGCAAGAAATGCCAGTTCGCCCTCTGCGATTTTAAATGTTGGTAGTCCGGCGAGCGGGTTTGGGGCTGACCAGTGGCCTAGTTTTTTCAGCGTACCGAAAACTGAGGACAGATTGCGTTGCTCAAGGTTTACCGTTCGGGGTTTAACTGGCGACATAAGCGCGCCATCTTCTTTCCGCACTTCACCCTTTAATCGTGCTTCACGGTATTTCGTAAAGTCACCGGCTGTCAGTTCCGAGGCCACGGGATCACCAAGGCCATTACAAATGATGCTGAGCTTCGCCATCAGGCGCTTGGGGTCTGCGAGAGTCTGCCCGTAAAGGGAGTGCCATTGGTCAATCAATTCTGACAAACGCCGCCTATCTTCCTTCTCCCCCAGCCACGGTTTTTTGTTCACTTCATCCATGGTGAAGTTTTCAAATGCTGTGGCCTCGCCTTTCGTCGCAAACTGCTTGCGCACGCGTTTACCTTCGCGCCCGTTCGGGTAGCACTCACACAACCATTTTCCGTTCGGCTGCTTCCTTATCGTCATTTTAAAGGCTCTTAATGATTTTTAAGGCTCTGCCAATTACCTCAAGGTCATCCAGGCTGCATTCGAATGAGGAGTCATCTTGATGTACCACTAATCTGTTGCCAGGAAGGCGAGTGAGTTTAACGATGCTTTTGATCCCATCGATATCAACCAGCCACATTCCGTTTACTGGCGGCATTTGGCTACGGTCAACTAGGTAAGAGTCTCCATCCGTGTTCACTAAAAGCAGATTACTGGATTCTGAAGGAATTAGGCTGTTATCAATAATCGCTTTTCCAGCATCTACCAACGAACCCCCTGTTAGATTCGCCTTATCTATTTCGGGAGAAACAAGGTCAGAAAGGTGTTTAACTTTGCCGGAGTTCACGAAATTGATATCTTTTTTTGGGTCAATATTTGGACCAGGTTCACCTTGACCAGTGGTCAGCCAAAGCAATGAAACCCCAGTTTCTAGTGCGCACTGAATTACCCATTCTGCTGGGAAGCTATCTCTTAAGTATCTGTTTGCCATGGTGCTTTTTGATGCACCTAAATGATCACACAGCTGTTGCCTGGACTTAAAATCGTAGGCAGCCATGAGCCTATGGATGGCCTCTCGCCCCCCAGTATTCTCGCCTGCTTTCACGTGTATCATTTTTCAACCCTATTGACGTATCAAATATTGGATCGTAGTATCTCGATGTATCAATTATTGAATCATGTAAAACAAGATAAAACGACGTAAACCAAACCTTAATCGAGAGATACTGCACTATGAGCACAGATATTTCAATTCGTGTACCAAAAGAGATGGCTACGCCTGCAGAGTTTGCAGAATGGGAAGGTATTTCCCGTGGATCTGTTTACCAGAAAATTCATCATGGGCAGCTCGCTAAATACATGGTTAAGAAGGATAAAAATAAGGGGCGCGTTAGTCTCCGCTACTTGATGTACAAAGCTGATCAGGTACGTGAGTCCCTTGGTCATTCCAACTTCCGCGTCATTGTTGGTCAGTAAGTTCAATTATGAGAACTTTCGAAGGGGCTAACATGTTTGATTATAAGATTTCCAAACATCCGCACTTTGATGAATCCTGCCGGGCCTTTGCCTTACGTAATAACATGGTGAAGCTGGCAGAACGCGCAGGAATGAACGTCCAGACTCTGCGTAATAAGCTGAACCCGGAACAGCCGCACCAGCTCACGCCGCCAGAAATCTGGCTGCTAACTGACCTCACCGAAGACTCAACACTGGTTGACGGATTTCTGGCACAGATCCATTGCCTGCCATGTGTACCGACAAACGAAGTGGCGCGCGAGAAAATGCCGCAGTACGTATTGAGCGCTACCGCTGAAATCGGACGTGTAGCAGCGAGTGCAGTTTCCGGTGTTCAGCTCAATGCAGCTACTCGCCGTCAGGTTGTCGAGAGCGTCAATTCCGTGACCCGGCTTATGGCTCTTACCGCCATTTCTCTGCAGGCGCGTTTGCAGGCCAACCCTGCGATGGCGAGTGTGGTCGATACCGTAACGGGCCTTGGCTCATCGTTCGGGCTGAGCTGAGGTGTTTATGCTGAACAATGAACCATCATTTGCATCGTTGCTGGTTAAGCGAAGTCCTGGATTGCATTTCGGTCACGGCTGGATTGCAGGAAAGGACGGTAAGCGCTGGCACCCGTCCCGCTCACAGGCGGAATTACTGGCTGGCCTGTCTACCACGAAGAAGGGGAAGCCATGGCTATTGAAGGCGCTTCAACGACTCGTTCGATAAGCCCAGGGGAGCGCTATGAGGGACTGAACCACATCGCGGAATTACGGGCAAAGGTATTCGGTCATAACGTTGAGTCAGAGCTTGAGCGGTTTATTGAAGATATGAGCGACCCACGGGACGTTAACAATAAGCAAAACAAGCGTGCATTAGCCGCCATCTATTTTATGGCAAATATTCCGGCAGAACGTCACAGCGTCAAAATTAGTGAGCTGACGACTGACGAAAAGCGGGAGCTGATAAAGGCAATGAACCATTTTCGTGCAGTGGTGAGCTTATTTCCTAAACGGCTAACCATGCCGAATTAACCCCCAACAGAAATTAATGGCGTAAACCCGCCGGGCATTCTTTTGCCCAAATTCAGGAGAAACACAATGCGAAATATTGAAATCCGCTCTACCAAAACAGGCCCGGATGATGCGGGGCTTAACCAGTTGCTGACTGATGCACGAATGGAGGAACGCCGGGGCCGCGCTGATGTATTTGCGGCACATCTGGAAAAGCTGGCAGTGCATATCACCCGCGACAAACTCAATGGCACTGAGGCCGCAGAGCTTCTGCGTAACGCCGCAGAAACCATGCAGAACGAAGCGCAGGAGATCCACTGATGGCTGATTCAATGGACCTCGTACAGCAGCGTGTAGAAGAAGAACGCCAGCGCCACATCCACACCGCCCGTAACAAAGTGCCGGGCGTTTCCCGTGTGCTGTGCATTGATTGCGATGCACCGATCCCGCCAGCTCGCCGCCGCGCTATTCCGGGTGTCCAGTGCTGCATTACCTGCCAGGAAATCGCAGAGCTGAAAGGCAAGCACTACAACGGAGGTGTTGTATGAGCACCATCCTGAAATGGGCGGGCAATAAAACCGCCGTCATGCCTGAGTTGATGAAGCACTTGCCTGCCGGTTCTCGTTTGGTTGAACCGTTCGCGGGTTCGTGTGCTGTGATGATGGCGACAGACTATCCTCATTATCTTGTCGCGGACATTAACCCTGACCTGATTAATCTCTATCGCCAGATTAAATTGAACAGTGAGCGGTTTATTGCTTACGCGCAGGGATTTTTTGAGGGCGCGAAGGGCGAGACTGCTTATTACAACACCCGGCAGGATTTTAACCACTCATCGAATGTATGCGATTTCTGGAAAGCTATATTTTTCCTTTATCTTAATCGCCACTGCTATCGTGGATTATGTCGCTACAACCTGAGCGGACATTTCAATGTCCCTTACGGAAACTATAAAAAACCTTATTTTCCTGAAAAGGAAATTCGTGCATTTGCCGAAAAGGCTCAACGTGCCACGTTCATCTGCTCCAGCTATGACGAAACGCTGGCAATGTTGCAGGCGGGTGATGTGGTTTACTGCGATCCGCCTTATGACGGTACTTTTGCGGCATACCACACGGCAGGATTTACTGAGGATGATCAGTATCACCTGGCGTCTATTCTTGAGCGTCGTTCATCAGAAGGTCATCCGGTTATTACTTCCAATAGTGATACCTCCCTGATCCGTTCCATTTATCACAACTTCACCCGGCACTGCATAACCACAAAGCGAAGCATGGGTGTTGAAGCCGGAGACAGTAAGTCTGCAGCGGAAATTATCGCTGTTTCTAAACAACGCTTTTGGGTTGGATTCGATCCGGCGAGAGGTCCTGATTGTTCTGCAGTGCATGAGGTGCACG